GGTTTGATTGTCGCTTATGAGAGTGACGATCATGCGGCCTCCTTTTCGCCACCAACAATGTTTTTGAGGAGGGCGGTAACAATTTTTTCCACTTCGCTGTCGGTCGAACTGATCACGACGCCATCAGCGTCCTCACCGATGGTGACGCCGATCTTTTTCAGTTCGTCGCCGGTGAGTTTGCCGAGCCCATCTTTGATCGGGGTCTCGACCGTATTGATCAGCAGGTCCTTTTTGTCGTCGAAGTGTTTTTTGATGAGTGCGACGACTTTGTCGGCATCGGCAAACTCGATTTTGCCTTTGCGCTTGGCGAGACCGACCTTGATGCCGTGAAAGACAACGGTGCGAGGCTTGGTGAACAGGTTGTGCGCCCCGTCGATGGCGTTGTAGAGGTCGCTTTTTTTCTCAGCGGTGCGTTTGACTGCCGCTTTGATTGCGGGCAGAAACTTCGCCTGGAGCGCCTCTTGCCGGCGTTGGTGCGCGAGGACGATTTTGGCAAGACGCGCGTGTTCGGTGGAGAAGGATTTAGTTTTTCGTTCGATAATTGTGAGGTCCATAGGATTAGTGATGAGTGGTTAGTGACGAGTGACGAGTTGGGGCGGAAAGGGTTTGCCTTCGAGCACGGCGATGGCTTTGGCCAGGCTGAGGGCGTGTATGATGCATTCTTCGACGCCGTCCAGGGCGCGATTCTTGAAGGCGGCGCGCAGGTCGTCCACGGTGGAGTGGAATTCTTTTTCGAGCGCGGTGATTTTGTCGGAGCGGGTCATAGGATTACCTTGGGGTGATTGGTGCTGGTGCCAACGCCAGAGCGGCGAGGATGATCGTCGTCAACAACAAGCCGGCATAAAACCAGAGGTGCAGCAAAAGGTTGAAGACCGAAGGCCAAAAGTTGGCGGCTAACAATGTCAGCACGGCAAGGATGAAAACGACGAACATGGCGCACAGGGGTTTCATTTATGCATTTCCTCCACTTTGAATGCGTAGCGCGGATTTGACCTGCAGCAGATGGCCATATGGACCATCCACGGCACGTTGTGGCGCAATGCGGGTTTTTTAAACGGGAGATCGGAGACGAGCCAGGATTGGATTGGTTCGGTCTCGCCGGGCTGTTGTTCAGCGAAGTCGATCCGTTTGGTGAAGCTGGAAAAAACCCACATCACGCCGCCGTCTGCGGTGTTAACGACGGCGAAGCAACGCCAGTCGACGCCAATCAAACCAGTTTCTTCCCAGCATTCACGCTTCATGGCTTTGTGAGCGCTGATTTCGCCCTGCTCCATTTTTCCGCCAATACCATTCCATTGGCCGGCCAGAAGCTTCGGGCGATTCTTGAGGGTGAGCAGGACGCGCGTGCCGCCTTCGTTGAACATGAAGCCGAGGACGTATTGTTGGTTGAGCGCGGGCGAGATCGGCGACTGCAAACCTGCGGTGCCTGGTGCGTGGCGGTTTGAACCGTTGCGGCGATTGGCGGGCATGGTGTCTTCGATCAAGTTGTCGACGTTGGCCATAATTATTTTCTCCCTTCGAGTTTGCGAAGAGCTGCTTCAGCGGAAATGACGTCGCCCCACGACATTGTTTTTTGTTGGCGGGCAGCGGCGAGATCGCGACCCATGCGAAGGATGGCCAGCCACACTCCGAGCTTCTCGTCTGCAATCACTTTGTCCTGCAACGTTCGCGCCTCGCCGTGCGCTGGAAGTAATCCGAATGCTTCAGCGAAATCATTGAGGTCCTTTGGAGTGGGTTTGTCGTCGAGCGGCAAAACCGCAATGCGTCGGCGCATCGTTTGTTTCAATAGCTGGCCCCAGGCTCGGGACTGGAACGCGTCCCTAAACACTTCCGTGCCGGACATAACGATGCCAGGCTTCTTCGCATCGTAGATTTCGCGGATGAATTCAATTGTCTGCAGAGCCATCGAGCTGGTGCTCGAGCGCGGGATGCAGCGATGCATCTCGTCGAATATGAGGAGCGTTTTAGAATCGACCGCATTGATGATACGACGACGAACCTCGGGACCGCGACCGGAGATGTGCAGCAAGTCACCCATAACCGCTGTGAAGTGAATCAGCGTGCCCTGCGTCGGTATCGAGACGTAGAAGGCATTTGGAATGGTGCGGGCGCAGTATTGAAGGTTTTCCGTTTTGCCGATCTGCGACTCGCCGAACAACAAGCCAATGCGGTGGTTGTTCAAAGATGCCTGGCATAAGTTCATGATCCTCTCGGTGAGGGCGGTCGGGATGAAATCAAGCTGTGGCAAATGTCCCTGTTCAGCTTTTTCAACTCTTTCCCGAAGCTGCTTGATCAGAGAAACGAGATTGTCAGGTCTGGCAGTATATTTACCGCGCAGTAGCAGGCTCATTGTTACTCCATCTTTGTTGCCGACGAGTTTGCCGATCTCACCGCAAGTTAGATCGTGTTTGACCTGATAGGAATAGAGCCAACGGATCGCAGCACGTTGGTCATCGGGAAGATTTTGGGTGCCAGCCATCACTGCATCGCCCGGCGTTTTACAACGACCCAGACTGGCGCGTGGGCTATCCGGATCGAACTCGGAAACTTTGCCGGTTGATTGACGCAGATTATGATCTCCATTGGTAAGCGCGAGTTCACCGTCACTGGTTCTCTCGCGACGCTGGATGCGCTCGGCGCTAGCTTCGGCTGCTTTTTCGGGGTGCGTTAGTGTGTGCATGATTTCCTCCTGTTAGTTGTTTGGGATTACGCTGCGGCGTTGCCGGCCAGAATCTTCAAGAGATCGTCGCCGGCATTTGATTCGGTTGATTGTTCGGGGTTAGGTGGTGAAAGCAGGTCGCGCAATGCGGCTTCACCTTCACGCTCAATTGTCCGGCTATGCCTCGCCTTTTGCTTTTTATCGCGAGTGATGGCGCGCGACATTGATTTCTCAGCGGTGGCAATTCGGCGCGCGGGGTTGGTGCGGGAAAGGGATTGATCGGCAGACTGGTCCGGCGGGACCGGAGATTCAAACGTCGAGACGCAGCGCTGCATTCGAGCTAGGTTCTCGCGTTCGCGCTGGAGTGTTTCGAGTGTATCGGGTCCGTGAAGCTCTTTCATGCGATCCATCGCGCGCGCCTGGTCGCGGCGAACGGCACCTAGTTGCTTTTGCGTGGTCGCCGGATCAAAGAATTCAGCTTTGCCCTTCTCGGGGATGGATTCGACGTAAGCGCCATCGTTGGTGAGAACGTGGATGATCTCGGGCTTGTAGCGGTTGTAGGTGACGAGGACTTTTTCTTTTGTGCCGGCTTTGGTCGCGCACGTGATGGAATTCTCGTGCCAGAATTTACGGCCATCGACGGTGACGCCTTCGCGTGTGACTTCGCGGTGTTCCTGGCGAGCCAAAATGATGGCGGCGATCTCATCAGGCAACGCGCGCACGGCACCAGGGCGCGCAGCAAACTCGCGTGCGGGATCGTTCGTGACCAATCGCTCGCGCGGCAGCCGAGCGTCGGCCTCGTGCTTTGGCGCTGTATTTTCAACGGCTGTTTGTTGGCGAACGTAGATGTTGCGAAATGGGGTTTTCATTTTGTGTCGGGAGCCGAACGTCGGCCTCGTAAAATTGCTGAGAAAACGCTGATCATTTTGGCGAGTTGGTCGGGGGTCATTTCGTTGACCTTCGGATGACAGCCGAGGGTGCGATGAGTCAGCGCATGCCGATCAATTTGTTTGATCGAATGCAGCTTTTTCCAGAGACGCCAATATTCGCCAGTGGTCGCTTTGGTCGGCGGACCGCTCTTCAGGCTGTAGGTTTTTTTGGAGGATGAAGAAACCGCACCATCGCCCGCAGGGGCGGGGCTGGATGCCGCGAGAGATTGCTGCGCATCAAACGCAACGGGCGATGGTGTTAAGCGATTAAGACTGAGATCAGGATTGCTCGCAAGGTCGGAAGATTCAGACCAGACGCCTGGCGCGATTTCGCGTTTGATAAAAGAACCATGACCTTGGAAATCGTGGCCGGGCTCGTTGTTGTAAACTTTGATTGCTTCGCGAACGGCAAGGTCGAGTTGACGCAAATAGAGCATCGACAGTATGAGGCGCAATCGTGGAGCGGTCCTGTCCGAGTTGGCGACGATCTGAAAGTGAGCGAGTTTTTGGCAATCGTCGGCGAGACTGCCCGGCGTGATTTTGTCCGGGCCTTCGTAACCAAGATTGGCCGGCTGATTCTCAAACTTGTTTCCGCGCTGACCAGGCAAGCGCATGAGCATGAGGTGCAACTTGCGGTTGAATGATTCGATGACGGCCTTACCGGCAGCGTGGCCGCTGGCCTTATCCTTCGGCGCTCCGATCCAACGGATGCCAGCGTTAACACTAGTCCGGTGAATTCGAATCGCGCCTTCGCTTGCGGCTTCAAGGGTTTGTTGGGCAGCTTTACTGCAGGCGACTGAGCCGCGTTCAAACTTGATGTGAGTGGTGTAACCGTCACCGATGCCGTACGCCTGCAGGCCATAAGCGAGCAGCTCGTCGACGTCTTTCTGCTCGATCCTGGCGGCGGGTTTAAGGATGTAAGCGACGATGGAGCGGCTCGCGACTTCCATCATGACGTAGATGACAACCTCAATCGCTTTGCCGCTGAATTCATCGATGCAGACAATGTCGAGGCGAACGTCGTCGAGCGTGTAGAGTTCGCATTTGCGCAAGTTGGAATAGTTGAGCGAAACAAACGGACTCAGAGCTTTAAACGCCGCAATTCCTTTATTGCCGAGGGCGCGTTCGCGTTTGCTGGGTTTGGCACGATAGAGCGTGCGTTCGGAATACGGAAAGTCGGGAGCATGCGGCGGCATTTCGAGCTGTGGATGTTTCCCGAGCCACCATTCCTGCCAAGTGCCGAGACCTGGAATCGATTCGCCCGCCTTCCAATCGTCACGTAACGCTTTGATGGCAACAGAAATATTAGGAACGCCCGGAATGGTGGAGCGGCGCTGCAGTTCGGCGATCAGCTTGCCGGGAATCCTGGCGCGACCAGGCTTGTAGTCGTGAAGCAGAGCCGCAGGTTTGCGACCGCTGTTCTTCCAGTTGTAATAGTGGGTTAAAAGAGTCGTAACGCTGGCTTTGATGACCTTTACGGAACCGTTGCGGCATCGGATCGATTTATTGGCAAGTTCGGCAGATGCAGTGCGAACGGCTTCAGCCAGGCTAAGCCCTTCATGCCGACAGACGCGCTCGATGCGCGCAAAGACGTCGTGCAGTTCGATAGCGCGAATGCGCTGCCAATCCGATGAAGTTGTGAGATTAGTGGCCATGCTGCCTGATTTCCTTTTTGTTGCTCTTTGATTTGGTGCCAACCATTTCCCATTCAGCGCCGGTCAACTCTTCGAGTGTTTGCTCGAGGCGCTCGACGGCGGCGCGGAGCTGGTCTTCGTCCATGTCGTCGCGCAGGTCGATAAGCTGCTTGCACAGCTTTTGATTTTCGGTGAGGACTTCAGCGACGAGATTGAATTCAAGCTGTTCGTTTTCTTTGGGCGCAGAGAGCTGTCTGGGTGATTTATAAAGGTCAACGAGCTTCTTGCCTTTCAACGCGCGCGACTCAACCAATTTGTGAAGCGCCGACTCATTAGAATTCTCGGTCAAACCAGCATTGACCGCTGCGTTCATGTAGCGATAAGCCGTTCCACGTGGAACCTCGTCTTCTTTGGCGGCGAGCCATCCGGAGAAGCCGACCGGCTCACCATTGGGCGAGCCTGTCTCACGCTGAGACAGGCTTTTTCGTTTACCAGCCTCCGCTGGCGAAAGCGCGTAGAGCGCACGAATTTTCAGCAAGTAATAGCCGTATTCGATAACGGCGTAGGCGAGTGATTCTGATCGCTTGGCAACGCGACTGCCGGCGTCGGAAAGCTTCTGCTCGAAGGCAGCGAGGTCGCCCTGTAATTTTTTTGGAACTGTTGGGACCAGCTCCGCTTTTCCATCTTTGGTTGTAGTTGGTTTACTCATGGGGAAAGGTTGCCAGGGGGATGATTTTATCTGGTTGGGGTCTATCGGCTGTGGTTGTGGCCGTCGCTCCCTGGCTAAATAGAATTGCGGATTGCAAATTGCGGATTGCGGATTTCAGAGCCATTGGTCGATCCTCCGTGATTTTAGAAAGTCAACGATGCTGCTGCGGACGATCATTGGGGCCTGGTTGATTTGATCGCCGGTCCCAGGCACGGCCTGCATCAGGCGTTGCTCGAGCAAATGGTGAACGTGCTTCGAGCTAACAACTAAACGCCTGCGAAGCATCGACAGCGGAATGTTGTGCCGGCTGCTGGAGATAATTTTTGGAATAATCGTGTCGAGGTCGAACTTCGGATTGTTGAGAATTCCAAACTTACGCGCGATCCGCACTTCATCGACGCTTGGCGGATAAATCCGGATTTCAGAACGCTGCGAACCTTCGGCGCGGAGATCGAACGCGAGGATTTGCCTATCCCGGATCAGGTGGACGATATCGTCTTCGTCGGTCGCAAGATCGGAGCGCGCGGCGTCGATTGTCTTGAGCGGCGCGATGATCTCAACCGATATCGGCAAGCGGCGTTGAACTGAAGGGGCGGAAATCATTTCGGCGATTTATTTTTTGAGATTTCGTCTAACAGCGCTGGTAACTTGCGTTGTGCTTCGCGCAGCTCGACGACGGTCGTTGGAGTAGCGCGTTTCGCGATGTCGCGATCAGACATGTGAACGATTCCAAGATCGGAAGGGCCGTCGAGAGCGCGATACTCGTCGCACTGCACAACGTTGATGGTCGGGCCGGCGACCTCGTGGCCTCGGCGCAGGCGCTTGAGGAAAATCATCACGCGTCCATCGCACTTGAAAGGTTGGCCAAAATGCATAAATCGAGCGCGCATAGTTATTTGGTGATGATGTTTGGGTTGAGGCGAGCGAGCCTTCCGAGCGGGATGGGAATGGTCCGGCGCAAGCGCCAGTGCATTTCGCTGATGATCACGCGGACGAAGATTTGGAAAGAGGGGTCGATCATTTCGCACCTCCAGCGGGTTTGAGCCTGGCGATCTTGCCAAGGAGTTTTCGGGACCGGCGTTTACCGTTAAGAACTTCGGAAAGGTGTTGGTAAGTGACGCCTAACTTCGGACCGGCGGTGCGATAAGTGAGCCCCTCTTTTTTAAGCTTGTGTTTCGCTTGTTCTCGCGTGAACATGGAAGAACTTTAGCAAAACCTTTTGGTTGGTCAACAGAATTTAATAAGAACTTTTGAGACGTTAGCATTGCCATGATTAATGAGGCCATCACTTAGGCGCATACGCAAAGAGCGCGATCTTACGCAGGAACAGCTGGCGGACAAGATCGGTTGCGCGGTATCGACGCTGAGCAATTACGAGCTCGGTCGATTCACGTTGGGCAAGGACTTTCTTGAGAAATTAGCAAGAGTTCTTGATACCAGTATTGAAGAAATCACCGCGCCGGAAAGCGGAAGCCGGGCGTACATCTTGACCGAACCATCCGCTCCCTTCAACGCGAACGTCGAATTTGAGTCGCAGCAGTTCTATCCACCGAACCAGGAGGGCATCGCAAAGATGAAGCAGTCCATTATCGATCTGGCGATCGAGCTGACGGACGCGAGCGATTTAATGCGGCGCGCCGGCATTCCGATTTTGCTGTCGCAGGCCAACGAGCTGAAGAAGCGGTTGGCCGAAGCAGAGCGCGGAAAACCGGCGCGCATGAAAGATGAGCACGGCATGCCAATCAATTCAAAGATTGAAGACGCTGCGAAATTGGGCGGACGGCTCGGGGCTGAGAAAGCATTGAGGGAAGCGGAGCATGGCTCTTCAGAACATTCGCCTTCCGGTAAAGCTGATGAGCCCAGCGAGCATAAAGCTTCGCGAGAGCACGGCACTGGCGCTCATCAAAAAAGCCAGCGATCATCTCCAGCTCCGGCTCCAGGGTCACAAGCTGGTAGCGGCGCGGGCCAGAAGAAGTAAGGTTTAGATTGAATTCCTGTTGTTGCATAACTGTCGTTCCTATTGAGGGGCTCGATGCTCAATGGTCGATGTCTGACCAAACGATCCCGCACGATGTTTTTATTGTTGTCGGGAACACGCTAACAAAGTCACTTGGTCAAAGGCTGTCCAAGTGAAAATATATTTTCGGGAGAATTTCGGGTGCGATTTCATCAGAGACACGAGAAACTGAGAAGGAAAACAAAATTATGGAACTAAACGACAACACTGGTCCGAAGTTGGTAAGCACAGGGCATACGCTGATTTGGCTCGGGGGAATTTGCGCAATTGGCTTTGCTATGTTTTTTGATACCTCGGTGCAGACATCGATGGGAGCGGTTGCGAACATTTCAAAAATGCATTTGCAAGAGTACGGCGTTTTCGCCGGGATCGGAATTGCCTTAAGTGGCGTGATCACGTTTTGCGCAGGACATATCGTGGGAAGGTTGAGCGCAATTTTAGAGAGTCGTGCAGAGGTGAAGTGAGGAACGGACGATGAAGAAATGTTTATTAATGCTGCTCAGCTTTGTGTTGCTGACGGGCTGTGTTTCGGTGGTTAAGTGTCCACCTTCAGGTGCATGGGGCCCAGAGGTTCAACCGCTGGGATTGGTTAAGGCTGACTCAGGTGGATGGCCGCTGTCGCTCCGTTCCACTCCATCGGACTACACATTTTATTCAGCGTTGCGCGAGAAAGCAGAGAAGCAATTTGGGGTTTCTAAAAACGACGTTGTTCTTGGAGAAGTGACTGTGAACATCGGCGCTGAGATGGATGGCACCATTCGTGATTGGAGCGCTCAAGCAATGGCGGGCCGCACCAACACGACGATTCAACCGATTAGTCGCTAAACGATTCGCGGACGAGCATGGCGAATCCGGAAGCAATTTATTTGACGAGCCGAACTGCAGGGGTAATTTAAAAAAGTGGACCGGCGCGATTACAGCGCGCCGGCCCTACGCAAACAACTCAGAACCGATTAAGTATATGAGTCATCTACGCAAAGGCAGTGTAACTGCATCGCAAATATTCGGGCAAACGAAAATCCTCTTTGCCAGTGCTCCTGGAAAAACCGGCTTGCTCGTCGAGGGCAAAAAAAACTTACCAATGAAGATTAAGGACGGGCATGAAGCGCTCTCCTGGTGTGAAACGAATCACGCGTGCCTGTTCTACATGCCGGCAGAAACTGGCAGCGGGAATTAAATTTTCATTGACCAAAGTTTTTTAATCTCTACGGTTCGCTCCGCACCCCACGCCGAAAGGCCTGGGGTTTTTGTTTTGAACAGAAACCGAAACGTCCGGTTCGCTAACAAAGGAACAAAGGTTTAGCGGGACATCGGGCAAAATACGGTTGGGCAAGTCCGCCATATCACTTCGGCGGCGACGGGGAACTTCCAAAAAATCACCAAGGGATAAAGATTACCCCTCCGGGAGGAGTAGAAGAAATCAGGACCTGTGGTGTGATGGCCTCTCGCATGGCCCCCGCCATCAAAAAGGAAAATTATGAATCGCTAAACCATCAATCGATGGCGTGCGGCATTGTGCCGCGCGCCGTCGAATTATTGGCGGACGTTTCATTGCCACCAGAAGCGGTGGCGGATGTGTGGGCCTACTGGAAATCACTCAAAACTAAAAACACATCGCCATGAAAAAACTCCTGATCATTTGTTCCCTCGCCACTCTCGCGCTTTGCGCGATGCCGGCTAAATCGCAAACACCTCCCAGCCCGACCAATATTCAAGTGCTGACTGATCCGCTGACGCGTCCGACCTCGATGACGGAAACGCCGAGCGCTACGTCGACAACCGGGGTCGGCATTCTTGACCAGGTTAAAAGTTTTTTGATTCAACCGGACACTGGCTTCGGCACCTTCGCCAATAAGAAGTGCGATGTGTTCGTCGGCTCGTGCTTTGAAAATAATATCAATGCGGACGCGATCATCGGCGCGGATTACACGGTCTGGAGCAAGGTCGCGATCGATGGTTACGCGCGAATATTCAATTCGAGTCAAACAATCAAAAGCCTTGGCGTCGGACCGGCTGTCGAATTAACGCTCGGCGATTTGAAGTTTGGCGTCGGCGCGGATGTGACCTATCGAATTGACGACCACGTCGCGGCAATCAGCCCGTTTCTCCAAACCAAAAAGGGAGTCGGCTCGAATAGTTACTTACAGCTTCGGCTGCAAACGGACTTTGAAATTGCGAAGGAGAGCGTCATCAACGGCGAGCAGCGAGGCGGACAGAAGCCATTTCTGGCGACGTGCTTTGGCGTGAATTTCTAAGCCGAACGTCGGCCTCGCTAATTACGGACTCACACTAAATGAAACTTCTCACACTGATTGTCGCGATGCTCGCCGCTGGAGGCTCGGCGCGCGCGCGGCAATTGGTGTGGGATGAAACGAGGCCTGAGCTGGTGCGGGCGTACAACGTTTATGACTGTGCCGTGATTGCGCCGAGCGCCGCCTGGGAGTTTTTGGCGACGACTTCAACGAACGGCTGCGAGGTGCCGTTTGATTCCGCGCAGAAATTTTTCACGGTGACGGTGGTTTGTTTTGACGGGGTCGAGATCCCGGAGATTAAGACATCCTCGTCGCAATCGATCCCAGGAACCCGGACGCCTGCTTCAAAACTTCTAACGCCGAGGACGAAACAATGAGAGTTGACGAGAATATTCCGCCCGCGAACGAACAGGGATATAAATGCTCGTGCGGTCATTTCGGATCGCAACACTTTCACCAGCCCGGTCAAGGCAAGGGCGGAGGGCATTGGACTAAGTGCATAGTCGATGGTTGCCCATGCATGGAGTTCGATCAATTCGATGCGCCATTTTCGCCGGAAACGCTTCGCATCATGGAAGGCGGAATCGCGCTGGGATTGCTGGCCGGCAGTCTTCGTGGTGTTGAGAACAAGCTCGCTGATCTGTGCCAGCAAATCGAGTCGATGGGCGCAAGTGACAGCTTAACCAAAGCATCACTCACGGCATCGCAGGCCCGCCAGGAATTGGATGTCATCATCAAAAACCTTCAGAGCACAACGGACCGCGCCGCAAGCGCAATGATTTCCGGACAGCCTCCACACACCGACGACGTCGGCGCTCACTAATATGTTCCCGTCGAATCTCACAACCGAATTCAACCTGGATGCGATGCGCATGATGGCCGTCGCGGCGTCGACGGCTTATTGCAAGCCTTCGGAAGCGGAAGCCAAAGCGCGCGCAGCTGGCGCAGTCGAGTTTCGATGGATCGAGAGCACGAAGACGGACACGCAAATACTAGTCGCAGCAACGACGAACGATCTGGTGATTTCGCCGCGAGGGACTGAAGAGAAAGTCAGCGACTGGATTACTGACAGCAAGTTCCTTCGTCGCAAGCTGGCTGGGTTTCCTGGTGAAGTGCACGACGGTTTCGCGGATGCGTTTGAATCGGTGCGTGATGATCTGCGACAAGCGGTGTTTGAGTTGTCGCCGCATCGCCTGGTTTGGCTTGGCGGACATTCACTTGGCGCGGCGCTCGATGTTCTCATCGCTTACGACATTGTAAATGGCGGGACTGCGATTGCCGGCTGTTACGGTTTCGGAACGCCCCGCGTTGGGGACGCCGACTTCACCGCTTGTTACAACAGCAATCCAGTTTTGCGCGAGCGCTCGTTCCGGATCGAGAACGCGAACGACATCGTAACACGGGTGCCTGGAATGTTGATGGGTTATCGCAAGGAGGGGCACAGGATTTTTATGGAGGCGACCGGCGGCGTCGATGCCGATCCATCGATTTGGAAAAAGCTGGAAGCAGATGCGATCGGGCTGGCGCTGGAGCTTTCTAAAAACGGCCGTTTAAGGGCGGTTGAAACCCTCGTTAAGGACCACTTCATGGCGGCGTATTTGGAAAGGATTAACAGCTAATGGACCCCATCGGCGCACCCAAAGAACTGATTCCCTGGCTCGAATGCGCCTTTTATTTCGTGGCGTTCTCCGGCGCTGTCGTTTGGGTCGTCAAACAAGTACGCGGCGAGAAACCGCAGCCGCCGAACGAGCAACTAAAAGAATCGCAGGCCGAGCTAGCGCGTCGCATCCAGGAGAATGAGGCGAATCAAAAAGCGCTTGAGGCCCGGATGCTCGCCGACAAGGAACAAATTTTAGCGAGCGGATCGAATCGCGGCAAAACGATTTACGCGAAGATCGATGACACGCGGCGCGAACTGCAGACGGAGGTCGGGCATTTGCGCACCCGGTTTGAACCAGTGGTCGAAAACCTCGCCTGCATCAAGGGACAAATGGAAGCGTTCACACAGGCGTTCCAACAACAGACCGAAGCTTTGAAAGCTATCAACGCGGCAAACAAGAACAAATGAAACAACGCGACCAAAAGATCGTGCGCGCCATTCTGGAAGCGCTGGACCTGGCGGACGGACTGCTGATCGAAACGATCTTGCACGCCGAAGTGAACTTACGGGTCACGCCCAACACGCTCCTTTCTGAGTTCGAGAAGGGCGTGAATTTTTGCGAATCGAAGCGATGGATTACGGGCGTTCGTCCGGACGTCGGCTCAACGAAGTGGATGATCACGGACTACGGTCGCGCCAATAAAGCGGAGATGCAATGAATGAGCAAAGACCGCAAACCACGCCAGGAGAGCGACGGAACCAAACCACCGCTGCGCCAACTGAAAGAGCGTTCGATGGACGAACGCGAGTGGGCGTATTCGCTCTCGAAGCAAATGACCAGCGAGCAGGCGCGCGGGGAAATTCGCGAGCGATTGGGCATCTCCCTTCGTTCGGACTCATCCTTCTCGGAATTTTTATCCTGGCAATTTCACCAGCAGCGTTTGGCGAATTACAACCAGCGGCAGGAACAATTCGAGGAATTCTATCGCAAGTCAGACCCGAGCGCGTCGGCGGAAAAGGTCAGAGCTGCCGGCATCGCTTTCTTTATGTCCGAGTCAGTGGCGAACAACGATCGCGATGGGTTCGTGGATGTCGCCGCACTGTCGCTGAGCGAAAACAAGGGCGTGCTGGAGGTGAAGAAATTCGCACTCAACAAGGAAAAGGTCCAACTGCAACGCCAGAAGCTGGAACTCGATGTTTCAAAATTGGCGATGAAGGAAGCGGCGACGATCAAAACAATTTCGGCATCGAAGCTGACGGAGACGGAGAAGCTCGAGGCCATTCGCAAGAAACTTTTCGGACAGTTGCCCCTGATCAACCCGTGAGACGAAATTCTAAAAACGCCAAGGATAAGTCTACCCCGAAAGAGGTAGCCGCGACCAGCGCTGCCACTTCAGAGGCAGACGTGACTGAGCTAAAGTCGGCGACTTCGGTTCAGAGCGCTGGCGCGATGCCTGGGGCGGAAGTGCGCACTGATGGTCCGGCGCTCGGCGATGCGACTGCGCCGATGGAAGTCGACAACTGGAAACATCCAGGACGGACGCTCGAACAAAAAGTTACGGCGGCGCAGATTGTGAATGAAGCGCCAGCAACTGAGGCGCTCGTAAAATTCCGCAAATATCAGCACCCGGTATTTTTGGACCGCAAGTCGGGCATTCTCGTTTTGCATTGGTCGCGGCAGATCGGGAAGAGCTACACACTGGCAGCCTGGGCGGTCGATCGCTTACTCGCACAACTACAGCGTTACAACTCGTGGTTAATCACGGTCCTGTCGAACTCGAAAGATAACGGCGCTGAATTCGTCATCAAATGCCAGGATATTTGTAATCAGCTCGGTATGGTGATGGAGAAGACGCGAAAGGCCGACATCATTGGCGACGCGGCGGTTTACGATTGCTCCGATAATTCTCCTGACCTCACCTACGACAACATGCGCATGGAAGTGCGCATCACGGTTCGCGCTGACGATGGAACGACGCGGATCGGTCGCATAAAAGTTCTCGCGGCGAATCCCCGAACGGCGCGCGGCTTCAGCGGCGATCTTATCCTGGACGAATTTGCGTTCCACGAAGACAGCAACGCGATTTGGGAAGCGGCAGAACCGATCCTGTCTTCGAATGCAGAGTTCGTTTGTCGCATCGCTTCGACCGGCAACGGCAAGCACAACATGTTTTATCGGATGGCGAGCGGCGCTGGTCCGAACGATGGAACGTTTTTTGAATCCGGGACCGGCTTCACTGTTTCGCGAGTAACCCGAAGCGAGGCGTGGAAAATGGGCGTCAAAGTTTTCGATCCGAAGACGCGTGCGCCAATTCATCCGGACGAAGCACGCAAAAAGTCGCTCGATAAGCGCGCCTACGATCAGAACTACGAATGCCATTTCACGGATGAGAACATGGCGCTGCTGACGCATGAGTTAATCAGCGCGGCTGAACGTTCGCTAATCACGATCGACGAACAGGAATGGAGCGCGGCGAGCCTGGCGAGAATGTTTCGGGCGGAAGGCCGGTTGGAAGCTGGCCAGGACTTCGGACGCAATCGCGACCTATCCGTGATTTGGGTGATTGAACGCCTCGGCCAATTGCGAAAGACGATCGCGATCCTGCGCATGCAAAATATGCGGACGCCGGCACAACAGCGGCAGGCGGACATGGTTTGCGCGATGCCGAAGTTCGCGCGCTACGAATTGGACATGACTGGCAACGGGCTCGGCCTGACCGAATACCTCCAGGAGAAGTGGGGAACGTGGAGAATCAACGGTGTCAATTTCGCGACGACTCGACCAGTGAACGACAAGCTGATGGCTGAAGGCCGGAAAGCGCCAACAGCGAAGGTAACGGAAATCATGGCGACCGAAATGGTCGCGGTGTTCGAGGATCGCAGCATCGAAATTCCGGCTGAACAGGAGCTGCGCGATGATCTGCGCAAGCCTGAGAAGATTGTTTCGCCTGGCGGAAGGGTTTCAATCGCGGCGACTCGGGATGATGCCGGGCATGCGGACCACTTTTGGGCGTTGGCGCTGGCGATCGAGGCCGGCAACCAACTGAGCGAACCGGGCACGGTTTTCGTTTTTGAGGATAGCCGTCGCAATCAAACCCTCGCGGATCGGCGCGACAGGTCGATTTGGGCGAAGACAACGGATTACGGATTGCGGATTGCGAATTTGAAAATTTGGCTGCGGTCGGTCGTGCCATCGAAGTTGGAGTCCCTGACAGTTTCGATGACCGCTGCAGCCAATAATTTATCCACCTCGCCGACTTGGGGTGCAACCATTGAAGCTAGTTCCTCCGGTGGTTTCCAATCGGCGACGTGGTGTTTTTATCATGCCGCTGACAGGAGTGTCAATTTAAGGCCAGAACCGTCTCGCTACGTTGGCTCAGGAGCCGTTTGGCGCACGTTGGAGCGCACCTTGGGCCGCCAAACGCACTGTAAGGCGACTAAAAGGGTTCTAAAGGCATTGTGGCAGCGGGTTACAAAGCGGGTTTTGGGTCAATTTTTTGACGGTCAGGAGGTCGTGTATGCGTAAGCCTCCGACAAAGATAGGCAAAAACAGCGGTGTGGCGTCGGGTTTGAATCAGCAATCGCTCGTTAACCAGGCCAATACGTGGCGCGAACGGTATAATCCGCTGCGAGGGCTGAACATTGCGAAGGCCGTTTCACTGATGGAGGCGGCACAGCAAGGGTTAATGGCAGACCTACACTGGACCTATGAGTTCATAGAAGGCACCGACGCGACGTTGCTTGCTCTGGTTGAGCGCCGGATCAGCGCGC